TGGTATCAGAGCTTGGTTTTCCGATAGCCATGTCCGGCTAAGTTTCTCTGTCTAGATTTAGGGAAAAAGGCAGAGGTGTGTTATTATTATAACGTTCTAAGGTACTGTTCATCCCTACGGTGACATTCTTGGGAATAATAAAAAGAGGAGGCTCTCGCAGAAGTACCCAGGAGGGGGAAAAGAGAGGTACCGTGATATTATTCCAAGTTTATCTCTCGTATGCTCTACAGTTGCGGCCCGGGGCTGATCTTCTGTATCAGAAATGAGATAATGTAATGTCTGCAAGGTGGGAAAATAGTATCCAGGAATGGTATGAGAAGTCACACACAGCTAACCTTGAGTACCTAGATCTAGCCACTTCATCCAAAGTCACAAACAATCAGTTAGCTCACAACCTTGCTGTTACCTTTGATCGAATCAGTCTAGGAAACCGAGTCTTTCTCAAAAACTTTAAACAAATCCAAGAGTCAGTCCTAGGTTTAGAACGAAAACTAGAAGCAGTAGAAGCCAAACTACAGAAGGTCCAAACACAGCTTAAAAACAACAAACCTCTTACAGAGGAGGCCGTGAAGAGTCTAGTAAGAGAGATAGCTCAGCAACCTAAACTAGTGGAGGAACAAGCTCTTCGACTCACTCAGGAGCTTGAAACAAAACTAGAGCGAATTGAGAAGTTGCTACACCAACTTGGCCTTGTTATTGGCCAATGACTGATAGCCCTGCCTACCAACAAGCTATAAGAAAAGCTGAAGAAGTCGATCCACCAGCCTTGGGATTAACATCTACCACTGGAATCACTGCAGTCAACGGTATCAGGACGCTGGTAAAGCAAAATAACGTCCAGATTTTATTACTAGCAGAAATCGCTGACAAGCTCAACGAATTTGCAGTAAAGCAAACACAAGCACACAGAAAAGAAGCAAAGACTACACTACCAGAGGAGTTGATTGAGAAACTCCAGAAGCTGACACTCCAGGATACAGGGAGTAGCCAAAAGACAAAAACTAGAGAAAGGAAAGGAACCTTATACGGTTTCAAGGACCCCTACGTTATCTTAGCAGAAGAAAAAGCTAAGTTAACACCCCCAACCAAGAAAGATGAGTCAAAGGGGAAGGCAACCGCCTCCGATGCCTAGCGTCACCAACACAACCACCATGTCTGACCCAGAACGGAGGACTCAACCTCTTTTTGAGGATCAGATCAGAAGTTACAGACAGAGGCAACGACGGATGCATAATCTACGGCGACAAGCAAGACGGTTACATAGATCCTTATCCCAAGGAGTATCCTCTTCCCATGGAGGACGATACCAGGAAACACTGGAACAAGAGATAGATCCTCAAGCTACTTTGAGGCAATCTATGCAGGAACGAGCGAGACTGGTGCCAGCAGAAGTTCTATACAGATCCAGGAGGGATACTGTTAATCATCGGGTCTATACACATAGATCTGAAGAATCTATACTCTGCACTGAAGGCAGCCAGATAGACAGAGCTTTCATCCAACCAGAAAGCTTTGACCAACTACAAAGGGCAGGATTTGCCTTTGTACATGTAGGAATCCTGCAGGTCAGGATTCAGATCCTACACAGACAAGAAGAAGGAACTATGGCTCTCATAGTATTCCGGGACACCAGATGGACAGGTGACCAATCAATCTTCGCACAAATGGAGATTGATTTAACCAAGGGCAGCCAACTAGTCTATGTCATCCCTGACACAATGATGACAATTGGCGACTTTGCCAGAAATGTACAGATCTCTATCCTCACACGAGGATATGAAAACTGGCAAAACGGAGAAGCTAATCTCCTAATCACCAGAGCAATGACAGGAAGATTATCAAATACGCCCAACGTAGCATTTGCATACCAAATTGAAGGAGCCACTGACTATCTAGCAAGCCATGGGGTAAAAGCGATTGCAGGAAAGAAGTTTGATCTACAGCATCTAAGAAACCAGCAATGGGTTCTTAGACCACCGCAATCAGAGATAGTCCCAATGCAGCCACGGTCAGTAGAAACAAGAAATTTGGTGGATGGTTCGATATCCTTACGATTCAGGGATTATGAACATCAACCCAGAACCAGTCTCCCTCATTACAATGAAGAAGATGAGGAAGTTGAAACAGCAGCCTCTGATGATGCAGATGAAGAAAACATAAGAGAACATACAGTAGCAGTCTGGATGATTGGGGAAGAAGAAACACCAGACCAAGCAGGAAGAAAGAAAGTATGGGAAGAATCAGCTAATGGCAATGGTCGATTCTTTCGGTATTACTCTATACCACAGAGTTATTATAATGACTCTGAAATTATTGCTACTGGATGGGATGATGACAGAAAGGAAGAAGAAGAGTTTCCTTACTGTAGACCTCCTGTTCAACCAGAAGACAAGGAAGAAGATGATCCTGACTATAAACCCTCTACTGTTCAACAAGAAGATGAGGATGATGATGACCCTAATGTCATTTGGGCACGTCTACAACGAGAAGAAGAGGAACGTTGTAGTTTCATCTTCGAGGAAGGCATAGTCAGAGGGGAAATAATTGCTACTCTCACTGAAGAGAAGCCAGATGAACTGGAATACCCTCAATTAAGAAATCCAGAAAGAGTTTTCTCCTCTGAGGTAGTTGATTATACACCTCCAGGAGATACTTTGATGACTCCAGTTGGGTATCCACCAGCATCAACCTCAAGACAACCGCAACCAGTCAGACCCCCTCTGTATGAAGGACGAATCCCTCAAACTCCTAAGTTCAGGAGAGATGATTACACTGAATGGTGGCAATTGCCATCCTCACAAGCCACCACAGGAGCTTTATTTGTCATGCCAAAGCAAATTGGCTTGTTTCATGAGGTGTTTTCACGATGGGAGTCCATTACAAAGAACTACATAGCCCTACAAGAATTCACAGATCCAGCAGACAAAGTGGAGTTCATTGAGAACTTGTTAGGAGAAACAGAAAAGCTAACCTGGATCCAATGGCGGATGAACTATGTAGCTGAATATCAGCAATTGATTGCGCAAGCTGATGGAAGACAAGGGACGCAGAATATACTGTCCCAACTAAAGAGAGTCTTCTCTTTAGAAGATCCTGCTTCAGGATCAACAAGAGTCCAAGATGCTGCCTATCGTGATCTGGAACGATTAACCTGCAACAACATCAAAGACATAGTCCAATTTCTTAATGACTATGGCAGGTTAGCAGCGAAAAGTGGCAGAATGTTCATCAATGAAGAGCTTAGTGACAAACTCTGGCTCAAAATGCCACCAGAATTGGGAACAAGAATGAAGGAAGCATACTCCAAAGAGTATCCAGGCAATGGAATAGGCGTATATCCTAGAATCTTATACGCGTACAAATACCTGGAGCAAGAATGCAAAAACGCAGCCTTCACCAGAAGTTTGAAGTCCTTAAGTTTCTGCAAAGATATGCCATTAACAGGTTACTATGATAAGCCTAAATATGGCATGAGGCGATCACAAACATACAAAGGTAAGCCACATGCAACACATGCAAGAATTGAGAAGAAAAAGCACCTTGTCAGAAACAAACGGTGCAAATGTTACTTATGTGGTGATGAAGGCCATTTTGCTCGAGAATGTCCTAATTCAAAAAGGGATGTTAAGCGCGTAGCAATATTTGAAGGCCTAGCTCTACCAGAAAACTATGAGATAGTATCAGTGGAAGAAGGAGATGCACAGTCTGATGCTATATATAGTATTTCTGAGAATGAAGAAAAGGATGAACTCCTGAATGAGGAAGTAGTCTTCATGCTCCTGCATAACGAAGTAGTCTACATGATGAAGGAGGAAGACCAATCCTATTGGTTGGGTAAACCCCACCACTGGACGGCAATGATACGTGTCACACAAACGCAGTATTATTGTCAACATCAATGGGACCACAACAATGAGATCCCACAGAAGGAATACAATTGGTGTCTATTCTGCAAACAACAGACAAGCCCTTACAGCAGAATTCATTGTCTTCTCTGTAAGATAACCAGTTGTTCTCTCTGTGCACCTATTTACTGTAATGTGCAAGTCCAGCTGAAGCAAAAGTCACCTGTACCTTTCAGAAGCAATCCACTTATTGCACAACAGGCGGCTTATATCCTATGGCTAGAAGAAGAAAATAAGCGGTTGCAGCTTATCATCAATAGTCATATGGAACTTAATTTAGAAGCAGACAGACAACAGCTTGAAGAACGTGATCGTGATCGAAGCAAAGGAAAAGCTGTTCTCATACATGAAGAAGAAGAGGAAGAAGAGGATTCCAAAGAAGATGAAGAAGAGGATTCCAAAGAAGATATGGCCTATTTAACTGAAGATGTGATCGGCCATACCACAGAAAAACCTGTCAGCAGAAGAGGAAATATGCTGTACAATTTAGACGTCACTTTGACCATTCCAGACGTCAAATTTCCCATAACAGTCAAAGCCATTCTTGATACTGGCGCAACAACTTGCTGCATTGATATCAACTCAGTACCAAAAGAAGCCATTGAACAGAACACTTTTCTGGTTCAATTCCGTGGTATCAATTCTCAACAACAAGTGGACAAGAAGCTTAAGTATGGTCGCATGACCATCAGCAATCACCAGTTCAGAATTCCCTACTGTTATGCTTTTCCTCTTCAACTCGGTGATGGAATCCAGATGATTCTTGGCTGCAATTTCATCAGAAATATGTATGGTGGTCTTCGCATTGAAGGACAGACCATTACATTCTACAAGAATATTACCACTATACAGTCTAAAGCAGCTGCAATGGTTGGTGGTACAACCACTTCTTTTTCGGGGGATGAAGGGCTCTATCTTCAGCTCGCCTTTAATCAAGATGAAGATGAAGAAGATAGACTGCAAGAAGAGATTTACCAACTAGTAAGCTCAACAACCCAAAGCCACCAGCAGAAGTTAAGTCCAGCTCTCCAGGAATTATTGGTTCAGCTCAAACAACAAGGCTACATTGGAGAGAACCCACTAAAGTATTGGGCTAACAACAAGATTCTATGTCAACTGGATATCAAAAATCCGGACTTGATTATAGAAGACAAGCCCATCAAACACTTAACACCAGCTATGGAGCAGAAGTTTCAAAAGCATGTTAAGGCCCTCCTAGACATTGGTGTTATCAGGCCCAGCAAGTCTAAACATCGGACTACGGCCTTTATTGTGGAATCGGGAACATCCATAGACCCAATAACCAAGCAGGCTATACATGGAAAAGAAAGAATGGTATTCAACTACAAACGTCTCAATGACAATACAGAGAAAGACCAGTATTCCTTGCCAGGAATACAAACCATTCTGAAACGAGTCTGCAACAAGAGAATCTTCAGCAAATTTGACCTAAAATCTGGTTTTCACCAGGTTGCTATGGCAGAAGATTCTATACCATGGACCGCCTTCTGGGTCCCGCAAGGGTTATTTGAATGGCTTGTCATGCCATTCGGTTTAAAGAATGCTCCTGCAATCTTCCAACGCAAGATGGATCAGTGCTTCTATGGCACTGAGGAATTTATTGCAGTTTACATTGATGATATTCTGGTCTTCAGCAATAATCTCCAGGAGCACATGAAGCATCTTCACAGTATGCTTCATATCTGTCAAAAGAATGGGCTTGTCCTTAGCCCAAATAAAATGTGCATCGCACAGGAAGAAATGGAGTTTCTGGGAACAGTCATATCCCATGGAAAGATGAAGCTCCAACAGCATGTAATCAAAAAGATCCTTGACAAATCAGACATTGAGTTGGAAACAACTAAAGGTCTCAGATCCTTTCTGGGCCTACTTAATTATGCCAGGATCTACATTCCCAATCTTGGACGGAAGCTTAGTCCCCTTTATGCCAAAACCTCACCCACTGGAGAAAAAAGGATGAATAGACAGGATTGGCATCTGATAAAGGAGATTAAAGAAATGGTCCAAAATTTACCAGAGCTCGCTATCCCACCCACTAAATGCTGCATTATTATCGAAAGCGATGGGTGCATGGAAGGATGGGGAGCCATCTGTAAGTGGAAGCCAGCTAAGGAAGATTCCCGCACAGCTGAACGAATCTGTGCTTATGCTAGTGGCAAGTTCTCAATCATGAAATCTACCATTGATGCTGAAATCTATGCTTTAATTAAAGCATTAGAATCCTTCAAGATTTTCTATCTTGATAAAAAGCATCTGGTCCTACGAACTGACTGCCAGGCTATAGTGATGTTCCATAACAAGACAAGCACTCATAAACCTTCCCGAGTACGTTGGATAACTTTTTCCGACTATTTAACAGGGTTAGGAGTGGAGGTTACCATTGAACACATCACTGGAAAAGATAATTTACTTGCAGATCATTTAAGTAGATTAGTCTTTTCATCATGGAATCTATCCCTACCGGAACACAGTCCAGAAGAGCTGCAGAAATACCAGCCAGTCAATTTAACGGCAGCAGTTATCCATACAGCCTTGCCTATGATGGACTACTGCAACAACGGCATGAGGTCATCACTCATGGGAGCTTACTTCTCAGTGTTGATCGTCAAATTAGCAGCCAGCTCTACAAACTGGAGGAAAAAGCAGCAAAAAGAGCTCTTGAAGCATTGGGAGACCTCCAAGGAATTCTCCACCACAAAAGAGCTTATCTCACTACTGCCGCTACCCGTGACAACTGGGCCAATGACAAATTACCAGTTGTTAAACAAGGTTCTGAGAACCTGGACCTCTACGCTGCTGCAATCGCCACCATAATTGAGCGCGTGGTCCAGCCCTGAAGACAATACTGAGATTGTCTTTTACTTTTTGCAATAATATTGTAATGGGGCCATATGAGCACCCAGTGTCTAGCTAGTGCGCCTTAGTGCGCAATAATTTAGCAGATAGAGAGGAATCTATGATTGACGATGGGGCCCAATGAGCACCCGGATCAATTTCCTTCTCTATAAATAGCTAGCAAAGTTCACTCTGAAAACATAGCGAGGAAAATATCCATCCTGTTTTCTGAGTCTTAAGAGTTTTCTGAGTCTGAGTCTGTAAACTTTTATTGCAATAAAGAATCCTCTTTGTGATTATCTCTTTGTTGCACCTGGGTTTTATTTTTCCGGTTTTATTTTTGCTTCCGCCCCCATAA